CCTTAGCGTCAAGACTAGCGAAGCCTCAGGCACTGACTTCGGTGTTCACAACTCTAGCCGCTTCGGGGAATCGCACAAGGCTCAGATTGTTGGTGACGCATCTACAATCTTTTACAATGGTTTAGGCATCCCTTACCTTAGCGGTGTTGCGATCCCAGCCTCAGGATCCTCTGATATTGATTTCATGGGAACTTACGTTAAGCTCCCACAGCGTAATGAGTTTAAAGACTTCCTCTACCGTCCTCAGGGCGGCACGTTCGAAACCTGGGCGCATGTTCCTGATTTAGATAGTGCTACTGGTTACAACCTTCATAATGACTCTACCCTTGGTCTTTACCGCCTGTTACTTTCTAACGAGAATGTAGGTATATCCGATTCAAAGACTCCGCAAGCAGACATCAATAACTTGAATGCTGATAATGGCACGGGAATTGTTCGTGGGTCCATACTAGGGTTTACAAGGGATAGACGGTTTACTCAAGGCTTGGATCCGAGTAATGACGACGCTGACAATCCCATTGACGACTTGGTCCTGGTGTTGGCACCTACGCAATCTTATGATTCTTCGAGTGCGGGCTTCATCGCTAATCGTCAGTTAGATTGTAATAAGGATTCTTTCTACGGGATGACCGTGCCGGTATTCGAAACTCTTAATGGTAAAAGCCTGTCTAGCTGTGGGGACTCTTTTGTTCAAATCTCCGTCTCGATTGATCCGCAGGCCGACGAAGTTAGAGTCTACGCTGACGGTGTGAAGATTGCAACTTCGAGCTACCAATCCACATTCCCAGTTGCTCGGGCAGGTCAAACCTATCACGCCCCATCTATCTACCAGAATAACTCGTTTGAGTATTCAGGTGGCCCATCCTTAGATGACTACTTCACTCCTTGGATCATAGGTGGTGGTTACACAGATGGTTTCTCAGGGGGCAACTTCATGGGAGGTGAGTATGGTGGCAAGATAAGTGGTTTGCGAGGATACCTTGGATGCACTAGATTCTACTCTAAACCCCTTGATGATGGGGAAGTGCTAAATAATTACAAAGCAACCCAGAACTTCTTTAAGAATGTTGAAGTCCCGTAATAGTATTCAAGACAACTTAAAATGGCTATCTCAAACAATGTTACAAGATATGGAACAACGGCTCCTAAAACCCTTCAAAAGCCTGTAGTCCTACAAAGTCCCTCCCTGACCGGGATGACATACCCCTTAGAAACCAATCCTAAGAATGGCTATTTCAGCAAGTCTTCGGGGGTGCAGTTAATTAGATCTAACCTTAATTCATTAGTTAGGACTGAGCGGGGTGAGAGATTTATGCGCCCTGATTACGGATGCAATCTCAGAAAGTTCTTGATGGAGCCTTTAGATGAGGTCACATTCTCCATGATAAAAGAGGAGATAACCACTGCCATACGTAGATATCTTAGAACTGTATCTATAGGAAAGCTTCAGGTATTTGAGACTCGAAGCTCTAATCTTAAGGTTAATCTGTTTTGCTCCGTTAGGGATACTATAGGGACATCGTTCAGCACTGGAGTTAGAATCTAATGGTTACATTTTCGGGTACAGTTCAGTCCGACTTCCTTAAGAGGCTTCCGGCAGAATTAGATAATAAACAGAAGCTTATAGACTTTGCTGCCTCAGACTTCGAGGGTCTGCGCCAAACATTAATAAAGTACGTCAAGACGACTTTTCCGTTAGACTACAATAACTTTGAAAGCTCCGACTTCGGTATGCTTCTTTTGGAGATGATGGCTGCTATAGGCCATATCCAGTCTAACAAGTCGGATTATCTCGCTAATGAGAATTACATTGGAACAGCGAGGAGCCGCGACAGCGTTAAGAGATTACTGGAGCTTATTGGTGTTCGCATGAAGGGTCCGATCTCTGCGGCTGCTAACGCTAGAATAACGTATACTCCAAATACAGTTACCAACCCTACGTCGGTTACGATCCCTGCTGCTAACCGCGTTATCACTATTACCTCCCCTGAGGATGGTGGAACGCTCACCTACACGCTTTACAAGGTCAACAATGACGGCACTGTAGACATCACTAACACCAGCACAGACATTGTGTTCGATGCTTCTGCCGTTAACGGCACTGTGGTTGTGGATGATGCGGTCCTTTTAGAGGGGGCTCTTGTTGTTGAGACTGGGACATTTACTAGCCCTGAATCTATCAAAACTATTAACCTTTCGCAATTCCCCTATGTCGAGAAGAGTGCTCAAATCTTCTTAGAGGGCGATCCTGCAACTCAAGGTATTTATAAGGAAGAGGACAATATATACTTTGCCTCTTCAAACTCTGACAAGGTATTCCAAGTAACAACTGATAGGGACTTTAAAGCTTCTATTCTTTTTGGGGATGACTCCATCGGCCTTTCCCCTTCGATTGGCGATAACTACACGGTCACGTATCGAGTTGGTGGTGGTAGCCGAGGTAACCTAGCGGAAAGTGTTATCAATGCTCAGTTGACCTTAACCTCTCAAGATGCTCTGGATAGTGAAACGATCACGAATGCAGTTGTAGAGAACACCAGCCTTGCTACTGGTGGCAGGAATGCCGAGTCTGTTGCCCAGGCAAAAAGGTATGCACCTTTGGTATTTAGAAGCCAGAACCGTCTGGTTACCTTACAGGACTTCAAGGCGTTTGCAAACGCCTTCGCATCTAATTACGGCTCCACAGGTAAAGCTACTGCCACTGTTAGGCGAGCATTCTCGTCGGCAAATATTATCGACTTGTTTGTTTTAGAGAGGGCTTCGGACTCTCAGCTTAGGAGAGCCACTAGAGAATATAAGAAGCAACTCCTAGAGGCTATTGAAGATAAGAAGATGCTTACTGATGAAGTGGTTGTAGTTGATGGTCTAATTAGAACTTTGGATCTTTACGTCACACTTACACTTGATGAGAGATCACGTAGAGATGAGTCGGCTATTTTGCAGCAAGCTAGAGCCTCCATTCAGGACTACATGAACATTGATAACACAGATTTCGCAGAGCCTTTTGTTCCCCAAGATTTAATTAGAACTCTTCTTGAAGATATAACCACCGTGAGATACGCCACAGTGGATAATGTGGATAACACTATCGCAGTTGGATTTAATGAGATTACTCAATTAAACAACTTAATCATTAAGGCGCAATACATCTAATGTCGGGTAAGACTTATTTAAGAAACCAAAACTTCTTCAAGCCTAATTACTACGAGGCTGTTAAGTATATTCTGCCTGGGTATTTGTATGAGGATGATGTGGCTAGTACGCCACGGGCAGAAGATCCTGTGGATCAGGTTATAAACTCCCACTTAGATGTTGCTAATAATATCTCTTCAGTGCTTTATGTTAGTGCTGTTGCGGGCACAACTTACAGCGGGATAGATTCGTTAGAGGGGATAGCCCCTTTCTTCGTTAAGCAGAACGAACTTACTAACATCACACCTCAAGAGTTTGAGAGTGAGATTCTGTTCTACTTCGACAAGAAATTTAGAGACTTTGATGGGGACTCTGAGTTTGAGTCCTTCGTTGACGACACTCTGCTATCCTCGATGACTGTCAATAACCCCTCCTTAACCTACTTCAGTGGTTTAGGGTCTGCTTCGGATATACACAACTACCTAATCAACAAGTTGTCTTGGATGTATTTTCTGAACACTTCAGGGTCCAACTTCTCCCCATCTTCTTATGTTCGTGGCTTAATTGTTAGTGGTTTGTATAAGGGCAAGACTGTTAATATAGTTGATGGCATTAAGGGCCTTACTGAGCACGTTTGGAGAAATGGGCTAACCAACTACTACCCATCGGCGTTGTTCGCAAGTGGGTCTAGATCTGATCTTAGCGGGACACAACAGTTAGAAAACTTTAAAACTTGGATTGACGTTGCTTACTCCCCTCTATACGCAGACCGAGCAGACTTTAAGGTTAGGGATAAGTTCGAGATTTATATTGAAAACTCTCTGAAGTCTGCGGATAAGATTGAGGATGGTCCCTTTGCTAGACTTATCAGAGCTTTGTCGTTGTTCGCATTTGATATGACGAATGAGACTGAGCAGATCGCTACCCTATACGACATTGAGGATTGCCCTGATGATTACTTACCTCTCGTAGCACAGCTTATTGGGTGGGACTTATATAGTAATGACCCTAACAAGTGGAGATTGCAACTTAGGAATGCGGTAGACATCTACAAGAGAGCGGGTACTAAAGGAGCTATTCAGGCCACTGTGAATTCCGTGTTCCCTAAAAACAAGTTCCCTATTGAGAGCAGGATCACGGAGCTTTGGGAGTCTTATGTCCCTTACCTAATATACTACGCTCTAGCAACGGAATCATCTCTTTTCAAGGACTTTACTACTTGGACTAGCGATCTCGCATCGAACATGCAGGTAGGCACATACTCTACATCGAGTATGGATACAAACATTCGTTTGGCTGTTGATAGGATTATCCTTGAAACAATACAAAGCTTCCCCTCTAACTTCCCGATCAATAATTGGATACAGGCGAACAACACCCTTTTTGATTACCGAGGTCGAGAGTTCCTGATCCCTCCGTTTGAGGAATATCCATACTACGTTAACACAGAACTCAACCAACCTATGATTGAGTTTATTACTGATAAGCTAGTCTGTTTTGGCGTTCGACAGGAGTTTGCTCTTCAGGTTAGCTCTTACATTACTAGTAACGCTATTACTGCTGATGAAGAGCCTAGAGCAGGTTCATGGCTTCTATTTACATCTGGCTACAACCAGCCGCCAAACCTGGACAATCTAATAAAGAACCTTAATGATAACAGGTTTGATTACGCCTCGCTGTGGTCTGGTAAGTCCTCACACTTCAAGATTCTTTTAAATGCTTCTGAGTTCGACTTCACTAAGAGAGGCTACAACGACACAGATTCCCAAGATGCAATAACTGTCTTATCAAGGGCGGTCAAGCAAAATGCTCCTGCGCATTCCATACCTATCCTAACCTTAGAAGTTTCTGGGGATGCTGATAGGTTTGGGTTTGAAGCAAGTGCCTTACCTCATGTTTATTTAGATAGGCAAGAGATTGATGCTGGTGCTGGTAATAACTTCTTTGCTTCTGGTATATTCTTAAATACTTATAAGAGAGGTATTAACACAGACGGTAATGTTATTGGACGTTCCGCAACGCAGTCATTAGTGTCCCCAGAACTCTTTGATGTTTCAAGTATAGGTTCGGTACCTCGAAACACTGCTAGGAGAAGGTCGTATGAAAAGGCCATGCCTTTTAATGGCTACTACGACCGAACTGGTTACAACATGCCTGTGGCATTTGATATGGCTTCGGGCTTAAGTGGTATTCCTCTCGGATTCATACCTAGCTCACTATCCTACACGCCAGTCAGTAGCTACATTAACCTCCCACCTATATGGTCTCAATGCGAGGGTCTAAACTCTAATAACACTTACTATGAGTATGATGTAAGCAACACACAAAATGTTAGAGGGCAGAACGCAAACTTCCAAGCCAACACTGACAGAACCACTGATCGGGGCCAACTCCCAGGGATCTACGCCGCAATGCACCGGATAGGTGAGAAAAGTAAATACTTTAAAGCAGTTTTAGATTTGGAGAATGCTACGTCTGGTTTAGAGGAATACCTTGAGACTCTCTTATACATCCTCCCTCTTACCTTTAACCCTAATGACATTGTTGTAATTAGGAGAGAAATATTGAGAGTTCAGGCTCTTCTGAATGGATCTTACGATAGTTATGTTACAAGCTCCACAAACAACAACAGGGATGGTTACACCTTCCCTGCGTCAGTGGACGACTACTACAACTTCGAATTTGGTAGAGACTTGCACCGACTGCATAACATCTACCAGAACAACTTTGCATGGCACCGTTTAAGTCCTGATATCCAGAAGCAAGATGGTGCTAACATCTTCTCTCATACTTTCGGTCCCCTGCTCTACAATCACGACTTTGAGACTTTAGGAAGTGTTACTAGCCTTGTTGCTTCTTCGTTCTCTGACCCTGCAAGGATAAGTGTTACGAGTGCTCCCTTCACAGGCACTGGATCTTTCATAGCTTCTAGCACTAGTAGTATGTATCTCGATACTGTTGAACGAGTATCGTCAGGGGTTTTGGCTGGTGTAGAGTTGGTCCTAACGTCAGGGACAGAGGTAAACAGTTCATTCTCTGTCATCAAGGTTCCAAAGTCTGAGAAGGCTTTGTTTGAAGATCCTTTCCTATTCGACAATACTTTAGTCCTGATGAGGTCCGGTGTTGGGTCAGCAGCTAGGTTAAGGTTTGATATTTCCAAATACCAATCTCCGATCACGCACCCAATTTCCAATAACTTCTTATCCCCCGACCATGAGTTTGAGGTTAGCCTGGATAGCGTTGTGAGTAGAGACGATGGCTCTACAATTGGCGGGCGTGGAGTGGGCGTGTGGATTCACACTAAGCCTGAGTCGGGAACCATGTGGAGCTTTACGCCGGAAGGCGAGTGGGTTCAGCACAGCCAACTGATTAGTAGGTCTGACATGTTGACCAAATACTCACACATAAATACTACCTCCTCAACGCCCCACGATTCCCAGTCTACCGGCAGTTCTACGGATTACGCTTGTTTAGATAGAGTTTCGTCTAGGAGGACATCGCCTGTTCTCGGGTTAGGTCCAGAGGACTTCAACACTTTTAAGGTTAAATTTGATACTCGTAATAGGGATTTGAATGTTCCTTACACCTATCAGAAGAATCATAACCAACTTCACAGGTTGGATCAAGATTATGTCGTGGAGGTGTTTATGCTTCCAGGTGCTGCTTCGGATGAGTTCATGTTAGTGGATAATGTCCGCGTTCAAGACCTTACTATGAAGAAGCTCTCAGAGATATTCGCAGCCGGTACGAAGAGTAATCCCTTGTGTGCTCTTAGTGATCTCAAGAGAGGTTGTTTAGAATATCGAGTTGAGCTTTCAAAGCAAGACCTGTTTGATGTGTTTAAGCACTTTAATAATCTCTCAGGCAAGAACGCTGCTACCGCTTACGCCAGCAGAGACAAGGATAAAACTGAGACTATAATGGAGTCTAAGGGTGGTTCTAGAATTGATTACAGACTTCCTGACGAGTTATTAACGGTCACGTATGGGGGCGCAGGTAACTTCAAGAGTGTAATAAGTATACCAGTATAATGTTTGTTCAAGGGTTTGGAGAAGTACTAACAGATGTCATGACGGTTAACCCGGCTTTAGCTGCGTTGCCGTCTGCGAGTGCTATACTGGATGCTTCTAATTATACATTCCAGGCGGTTACTTTTGGTAAGGATGCTCAGGGTTTTTCTCAGCATTCTCACGTTGTATCTACAGTGGACTACGTGGATGGGGACTCGACCTCTGGCGCTAGCTCCTATGACTCAGGTTTTCTAGTAATTACTAATTATGGTTCGGATGTTGCTAGTGGGGCTTCCTCCTACGTGGTGTCCGCTACATACGCCCAATACTCATCAACTTATAACTCGGTACCTAACGACCCCTCTCCTTTAGATACAAGGCTAGAGAGGGGCTCTACATTGTCCGTAAACTTAACGACGAGTTCTGCTTCGGGGTCCTTTACTAGTGCTCTCCCCGATCTTGGACATTACGTAAACGCTGTCATAGATCCGCAGTTAAGCGCCATTTGGAACAAGGTCGGTGGATTCGCTGCATCCTCTGGGGGTCAATACAGGTTCTATGATAAGGATAGTAACTACGTAT